ATTGGTCGGCAATTCAGTTTCTAATCGACTATTAACCGCCCCGGAACTGTTGATGTAGATACCACGTAGACCATTGGCAGTAGGAGCGGTCAGGGTGTTGTAACTTCTTGGAAAAGTTTTTACAGGATTCAATAGATCAGCCATGGTGGTCAAACCTGAGGTAGTCACACGCAACAGACTTAATATTTGTTGCAGGTCAGTGCCAGTGATCTGTGTCATTGCTATATAGATCAGCCGTTGTTGTTGAGCCGTAAAGGTTACAGACTGAGGATCAACCGCAGCTGACTCAGGTATACCAACATTTAACAATGCTGTGTTCAAAGCCGGAGTGGTGCTAGCCACTTTGGCCAGTTGCTGTAACACCGCCGCCGGATTTCCTAAATTGTTTAGATTGTTTAGATCAATTAAAAATCCTAATTGCGCTAAGTCTGCACCAAATGCTGCAAAGGCCTGGCTAATTGAACTGATTCCGCCAGTGGCTAAATTATCTTGCGAAGTGTATCCAGTGGTGTTAGTCAATGAGTCGGCATTGAGTGTGGTCTTGATCAATTGATTGGTTTGGCTAACAAACGCCTGTGCTGAAGAAAACACCTGTTCAAATTTTCCTATGTCACTGCCGCCTAGTATTTGATTGTTGGCCGCAACTACAGTTGAGGTCAAAGTGGCGTTTCCTAGGTTACTTTGATACGCTGTAGGAACAGCATCAGTTAATGCTGGAAATGTATTGGCCACAATATTTTGATCAACGTATCCAGACGATGCAATGGTTAAAAATCTTGCCACTACGTTGGTTGACGTATAACTTGAGATTGCATTTGTAAGATCAGCATTGGCATCAATAGGATATCCACCAACATTTCCTAGGATGCCAGCACCGGCAATAAGATTTACACTGCTCAATGTGCCAGTGGTCATTATCGTGCCTTGACGTTGGGACTACCACCAGCGCGAGCGTGTTTAAGACAACTGTCTTTGCCGCCATCCAATACCAACGGTTGACCATTGGCAAATACTGACGTTGATGTGCCTGTTATAGCGACCACTCCAACGCAACATAGCGGAGCTTTAGGACTGCAAAAAGGATGCGGAGTAAATGGTGTGTTGGGTATCAGTGCAGGACGGCCGTTGATCAGCACGTTGTTATGACCTGGGCCAATGGCAATTCCACCGCCCGAATTAAAATCTCCTACACGTTGAACACCTTTACCTGGCATCGTATTACCCCATTATAATTGAAGGCTTACGCACTGCTTTAATACCAGTGGTAGCCTCTAAATAATGATCACAAACTTCATCTCGAGTTTGAACGATCATTGCTACTGCTGTTTTATTTATAGTCACATCTTCTTTGGGATTGCCAGTGAACACTGTAAAGATTAACTGTATACCTTTTTCTGTAGGCACAGCACTGAGTGGTTGCGATACAATGTAGGCGTTGTCGGTAATATCAACAATTTTTCCAACCAGTTCGTCGGCATTGGTCAATTTAAAGGTGTAAACCCGGTCTTTTTCTACTATCATGCTATCCTTTTAAATGTGCTCGTAATTCTGTAAATCCGCCTATTAATTTATCGTCTAAGAATATTTGTGGCACAGTTCTAGCACCAGGAACTGCTTCTAACAATTCTTCTCTAGTATACCCATCGCCAATTTTTTTCTCTTCAAATTGGATACCTTTTTGTTGCAATAATGCCTTTGCTTGATCGCAGTAAGGGCAGTGGTATTTAGACCATATAGTTGCTTTCATTTTATACTCCTTGATATTATAAGTCGGGTAATGCATCATAGTCAAGAACATCGCTCATGACACCAATGACATAATTAGTTGATTCTGATTCTTGTAATGCAGTTTGTTTGTTGCTGGTATTTACATGTTTGTTGAACCACGGAATAGGTGTGGTCTTAGGAGCAGGAGTTTGATACTTGATACCCACTTCTTTGAGTGCGCCCACTGCTGTGTAGTCAACAAAGTCTTTGAGAATGTTGGCGTTAAGACCAATCACAGGCCCTTTATTAAACAAATAGTCTGCCCATTGTTTTTCTTCACGAATAACATCCATATACAAACTATATACTTCTGCTTCACACTCTGCCTTGGCCTCGGCAAAACGTGGATCTTCTTTGCATACCTGATTAATCATCCAGGCGGTCCAGTCTTTGTGTAAGATTTCGTCCTGTAGGATCAAGCTGATAATGTTGCCGTTACCAATAAAGATTCGATTCTCAACCATGGCCAGACTGGTGGCAAAACTCACCATAAAGCGGAATGCTTCCAAGGCATAGCTGGCATGTAAGGCCAACCAAATGGCACGGATATGTTCTTTTTCTGTTACAGGTTCGCCTAGTTCTACTCGGCAGTTAATCTGGTGTAGTGCGTCGTAGTAGTTGCCAACACTTGAGGCCATATCAACAATTTCTTTGGTGTCGTGAATTGTGTTGAACGCATCTTTGGGCACGTTGTAGATATTACGAATGATGTGACTGTAACTGCGACTGTGAATGTTGGTTTCAAAGAAACCCCAGTTGAACATGAGTGATTCCAGCTCTGGAATTGAGCACACTGGTGTAAACACTTGTGTTGGTCCACGTCCTTGTAAACTGTCCAAGGCTGTTTGACGTAGTAAATTGCTGGTAAAGATATGACGCACTGTGTCTGTTGCTTCCTTAAAGTCGTTGGCATCTTTGGTCAGGCTGATCTCTTCTGGGACCCAGAAAAATCCTCGTGCTTCGGCTTCAAACTTTGTGAGCTTGTTGTATTTTACTTCTTCAAAACGTTGAATAGTAACAGGGCCTGCTGGATCCAGAAACATCTTGCGATGTAGATAATCAGTTTTGGTTTTTAAATTGTATTGTTCTTTTGACATTTTTTCTCTTAAAGTTTACATGCTTCACAATCTTCTTGATCGTTAAAGTCTATTACTTCCAATGCTGCTGTGGGTTCGTCTTGGCCTTTGCTACCTTGTTTGTTGATCAAACTATAGTAGAATGTTTTTAGTCCCCAACGGTGGGCTAACATTAAGTTTTGAGCAATCAATGTGGTCGGAACTTTACGGTCAGCAAAGTGTGCTGGATTGTAGAATGTGTTGGTACTGATACTTTGGTCTACATAGGCCGCCAACACAGCCGCAGTTTTTAAATAGCCATCACAATCTTTTTGTGCCCACATTAGTTGATATTTGTTTTTCAATTTGTTGTATTCCGGTGCTACTTGAATTAAACTGCCGGCCTTGCTTTCTTTAACAGTAATAAGGCTCATAGGCATTTCAATACCATTGGTGCTGTTAATAACAACACTACTAGATTCAACCGGTGCCACTGCCATTAAAGTAGCATTACGCACACCATACGCTCGCATTTCTGCACGTAGGCTTTCCCAGTTTAGTTCAGGAGCAAAGTCTGCGAGTTCATCGACTCCTTTGGCACGACGTTCCCATGGAAATACACCTTTGCCATACCAGGTATGATCTGAATCTTTACAACGACCACGTTCCTTGGCCAGCTCCACAGTGGCTTCTGTCAGGTAGTAAGCCTGGTGTTCCATCCACGTCTTGACTTCATGCAAAGCGTCTTTTTCTCCGTACTGCATGCCTCGTTTGGCATGCCAGTAGGCCAGGTTAGTGATTCCAATACCTAATGGCTGGATCTCGTCGTTTGAAAGTTGACTCTGGATAGAGAGAAAGTCTTGATAATCAAGGATGTTACACAGGCTACGTTGTAGAATCCTACAAGCACGACGCATGTCTTCTGGATTCCTGAAGGCCCCCCAGTTGATACTACCCAGGGTGCATAAAGCAATGCGACCATCGCTGTCATCTAGACGCTTAAAGGATCGAGTCGGAAGAAGAATTTCACAGCAAAGATTACTTTGGTAAATGGTATGATATTCAGTATCAAACGAACCTTGATTCTGAACGTTGTCAATAAACACCAGGTAGATACGACCGGTGTCTGTTCGTTCTTTTAATATGCCGCCTTTGAACACATCCTCTGCGGCCATGGTCTTGGTGCGTAGATCTTTGCGTTTTTCGTACTTGACATATAGCTGTTCAAATCGTTCTGTGTTTTTATAAAATGCTTCGTACAAGTCTGGAACTTCATTAGGATCAAAGAATGTTATGTTTTCTTTGTTTTTAAATCGTCTCCAGAAGAGAGCACTAAGCACAACCCCATAATCCATATGACGGACTCGGGTTTCGTCTGTTCCTTGGTTGTTCTTAAGCACAATAAGATCATCAAACTGATAATGCCAAATAGGATAAAAAACAGTAGCACTTGCATTACGAATACCTCCTTGTGAGCAACTACGTAAGTCGCCAAACCATTTCTTTAAAAATGGTACCATACCAGTGTGCATTACTTCTCCACCACGGATAGGTGCGCCCAAAGGACGTAGGCGGCCAATCTCTAGTCCTATGCCGGCTCGTTTGGCCGCATACTTGGCCATCATCTCACCACTAGCAAAAATACTATCCAAGTCATCATCACTGCGAATGAGAACGCACGAACTGAATTGCTTAGTAGGGGTACCGAGACCAGCAAGGACGGGAGTAGCAAGGGTAAATAATCCATCACTTGCGGCATTGTAATATTCCTTTATGTAACGCATACGGGCCGTGTTGGGTTCTTCCTTGTGGAACACTGTAGCGGCTGCAATCATATAACGAATTTGTGGAGTTTCGTAAATTTCTTTAGTAGCACGATTACGCACAAGGTATTTTTCAATCAATTGTTCAATTGCGGCATACGAATACTGTTCATCCTTGCTATGGTCCAACATGTCATTCATACGATTCCATTCTTCTTCAGTATACCACTCAAGAAGTTCGTTGGTATATAGACCAGTTGCTATATTCTTTTTTACAATGTCTAATAGATGAGGGACTTCGTATGTTCCATATACATCTTTTCGTAACATACTCAATCTTTGTTTGCCAGCAACAAATTGATAATTTGTGTGACCAATGTCTGGATTACTTTCAACGTCAATTAAATCTACAATGGCTCGTAGTGTAATACCATCAATTTCTTGTGTGGTGATACCATCATAAAAATGTAATTGTGCTTTGATTTCTATCATGCTCTGACTAACGTCAGCAATTCCTTGGCAAACTTTTGCAACCTGGGCCTGCCATTTATCAATTTGCAGTGGCTCTTTTACGCCGCTTCTTTTAACTACACTTATCTGCATCTTTTAACTTTCTTGTTCTAATTTTATATTTTACTACGTAACTTGGGTTTTTCTAAACTGTTGAATGATATTAACTTTGGATTCGTTATTTACGATTGAATCTCGGTTCCAATTAAGTATATATTTTTCTTTTGCTACTAGGACTAAATTAGTGCCATCTTCAGCCAAAACCAGCTCTGTATCGGTCATATCTGCACGATCCAGTAGACTTATAGTATACATTATTCCAAGCCCGCGAGCAAGATCACAATAGACATTGTCACTCAAAAGTTGCCAAGGATCTGGCCAATCCGTTTGGTCATCCCAGTGTAGATAATACGGTTGCCAAGGGGAATTAAACCACCATTGATTAATGGCAGTTAATGCGGTTTCTAAATCAAGAGATTGGCAACGACTGCGAAGTTCAACCCAGGCTTGCAGCCTATTATCAAATGTTACAGGCCACATTCGATCAGGCTAGGTAGTTGATAGAGTAATTGATTGTTCCGGCTACACCAGTATTGCTTGAGGTATAAGTGATTGTTATTGTGTTATCGACTTGAGTAACTGATAATGTTACTCCAGTATCTGCATTTTGCACAAAATCATCGGACCAAACGGGATTACCGGTTCCGTTGACCGAGGATATCATCATGGTTCCTGTGCGATACGAAGTATCCCTTACTATAGTATAGTTAACTGCAAATACATTGGTCTGACCTGTAGATACCGTAGTAACTGTATTGGTATCATCGTTGGATATTTCAGTTTGAGATCCACTTTGTCTTATATAAGTTCCAGTGGCCAATACAATCTGTGAACCGTTTGTGGTGGCAACAAAATTGGTGGCTATGTCAGCATACACTCTAGGATAAGTTACAGCATCTGCGTCACTGCGAGAAAATAAATCGCTGATACTAATGTTATTACTGTTATTAAGAACAATAATAGAAGTAAACGGAGTAGTGTCGGGTGCGTGATTTCCTACATTATAAAAAATATTATGTCCAGAGGCATTTGAATTAGAGTACTCACCAAATACAATTCCTTCAGCATAAATGTTATCAAACAAATTACTAGTAATACGAATACCAGTTGGCGAAACCAGTGTAGGTGCTACAGTTCCTAATAACACACCTTGATATAATGTATTAAATTCAGAATTTGAAATAGCAACACCACTGACTTCTTCATTGGTGTTGATTCCATAAACTGTTCCGCTTAATACACATCCATCGAAAATTATGTTTTCGCATGAATAAGAAGCAGTTGTATTAAAATCTACTGCAATAGTAGCAGCGGTGTCTGTAGTTGGTGCAGATTGATTTGGCCCATAAAATCCTACATTATTAAAACGACAGTTAGTGGCTTGGCCAACTAAAAATACGCTGGCTGTAGTATCAACCGTTTGAAATCCAAGATTGGTGATAGTGATATTTTGTGGCGGTGTAGCGCCACCAGATCCAATGTTGACTCCTGTCTGTTGCAGGCTGTCAGCCGTTTGTGCCACATAGGCTGCTCCTGAATCTAATGAAATTACAGAATTATCTAGGCCTTCACCATACAAGGTAGCATAGGGAGGAATGTTGATCGTGCCAGTTACTTTGTATACTCCGGCTGGGAAAAATAAACTACGACGTATTTGTGGGTTAACTTCTCTACAATACAATTGATACAACGCACGATTGATTGCTGCTGTGCAGTCTGTTGAGCCGTCACCTACTGCACCAAAATCTAATACCGAAGCAAACTGATCAAGCCAACTTTGTAAACTTAGATCAATTGGCGTACCTGACGTAGGACCAGTTTGCACTGTGTAACCAGCAGCCAGTCCTTTATAAGTGTAGGTTGTGGAAAAGTTTAAAATATCACTGAATTCTGTTAAAATTTCAGTGTTGCCAATGACCGGAGCGCCGTCTTCTAATGTGCCATTGCCAATCCAGAGTTGACGTGTGTCGGTACTCCAGCCAAACTCTGCGCCGGCTAGTTGTGGTAGATTTTCTGCTAAACCTTTACGGTTTGTAATTTGAGATATTTGAACAATGGCCAATTTAGTCTTCCTTGAATTCTATTCAGTATTTAGCTGGTTAGGCCAGTAGGTAATACTGCTCTAAGCGGCGCCACCATTGATCTGCCCAATAGTCAAAACGTTCAGGTTTTAATACGAATTCTTGATAAACAGGACGGGCCTGTGGGTTACCCATGTCATCTACCGGCGGTTTAACACACATCAACACAACACCTTTGCGTATATTAGTTCCGTAAACTTCATTGTGTGCTAGGGCATACGCTGTTAATTGTAAGTAATAATCTTCGATCCACTCTTCTCGTTTAGGCTTGTTTGTTTGCTTGTAATCTAAAATACTTTCCTCGTTTAAATGCAGTCCACAGCCGTCTGTAGTGCCGGCATACAAACTAGGAAAATACAATGGAATTTCTACACCCCAAATTTCGTTAACATTTTTAAGACCATCTTCAATTACAGTCTGTGCCATGGCGTGACTGGCCCAGCCAAATGGGTTTGACCCACGCTCTTTCAATTGCCCTTGCTTGATATAATCTTCAAGGTAAGTGTGCATACGTGTACCGCGGTTAGCCGCTTCCGTGGTAATCTTTTGTGCGTTTTCTACCCCAACACGTCGGCGCCATTCGTTGAGCGCCTGTTTCTTTTCTTCAGGTTTGGTCCGGTCAAGAACTGTTGTTACACTAGGCAATCGTTTTCCATCCGGTGTAGCATAAAGACGTCGACCATCTTCAGTAACACGACTCATAGGTTTGTAATCAAATTTTGGGTTATACATTTTCATTGTTAACATGGTTTACTTCTATTCCTGATTTTTTAAGAAACTGGGTGCCGGTATCATCTCTGTATTTTTCGCTGTAAAAAACACGCTTGATACCGCTTTGAAAAATTAATTTGGCACAATCCAAGCAAGGACTATGAGTAATAAACATATCACTGCCAAGGCCAGATTCATTCGACCTGGCCAACTTAGCAATCGCATTAGTTTCAGCATGTAATACCTCAGGTTTAGTTGTTAGAAATTTTATGTCACCGTTGGGCCATTTAATTTCATCTTCACAATTGTTGTCCCAACCTGCCGGCATACCATTGTAGCCGATACTGATAATTCTATCGTCCTTGACCACAATAGCACCTACGTGAAGTCTACGAGCATGACTGAGCTCAGAGGTGCGCCGAGCTATGTCCATAAAATATTTGATAAATTTGTTTTTCAAATGCGAAAACTTTCTCCACATCCACAGCGGTCCCGTTCAAGAGGATTGTTAAATTCAAAGCCTTCGTTAAGGCCCTGACGCACATAGTCTACTTCAACACCGGTTAAGTATGCTGAACTCTTGGGATCAATTACAACAACAAAGCCATCCTGTTCAACTGCAATGTCTTCTGCGTTAATGTTATCAACATATTCTAACACATAAGCAAGACCCGAGCAACCAGTGGTTCGAACACCAAGTCGAATACCTACACCTTGGCCACGTCGAATCAAGTTGGATTTAATTTTTTTAGAGGCAATGTCAGTAACTGAGATCATCAGTGTTTTTTACGATAGTCTTCAATTGCAGCTTTTATAGCATCTTCTGCAAGTATGCTACAATGTATTTTAACCGGTGGTAGGGCAAGTTCTCCAGCAATATCCGAATTTTTAATCGTTCCTGCTTGGTCAAGCGTTTTTCCTTTAACCCATTCGGTGACAAGGCTTGAGCTGGCGATTGCTGATCCGCATCCGTATGTTTTAAATTTGGCATCAGTTATTACTCCTTCAGTATTTACTTTGATTTGGAGTTTCATGACGTCACCACAGGCAGGAGCACCAACCATACCGGTACCCACACCTTCTTCGTCTTTGGCAAAGCTACCCACATTACGTGGATTTTCATAATGATCAATTACCTGATTTGAATAAGCCATTTACTTCTCCTGTTTTATATTATAACATGTAACTGTTGTATTTACAACCTTTTTGAACGGATTATACGACTGGTTCTAGGGTGTATTGCTTTCGAGCTTGATTTTTAGTAACTGCAAATAATCTATTTTTATAGTCTAGACTTTCTGGGCAGAATTTACACATGGTCAATTGCTCATCAATTGTGTCCAAAAACTCTTGTCCGCGTTCTGCATACTCATAAGGAGATAATGGCCGGTAAGAATTTAATATCGCTCGATCCGCGTCTGAAATATCAAATCCGTGTTGTTGATCAAACTCTGGAAACAATGCAGCTGGGCCGCATTTATACAACTTGCCTTTGATCATGTGGTAGTTTTTATGTCGTCTAAATCCACAACTGTTGTGGGCTACTTCGGGTCTACTGTTATGTAGTGTAAATCGACCAGTGGCATCACGGCCAATGGCACTGTCGTAAAAATCATATTGTATCCATAAAGGAATAATAACTTTATTTTCATCTACCCATGCTACGTCGGCACCATATTCGTTGCGAGGATCATCTTTTTCTATTTTTGTAATCTTACCGTGAAGAAACTTATGGACTTCCGCTTCAAACTCGTCAATGGTATTAGGATTGTGCCAGCTGATACCTATCCAGTTGCCATTGGTCTGTAGTGCTTTGTAAAGTCCTTTTACGTTGTTTAATCTTGTACCGTTAGACAAGATCTGCACATTTCTTTTAAAGATACGATTGATTCCATATACCCAATCAAGTATGTCAGGATTAAGCAGGGGTTCCCCACCCAGTATCACTATCCGGTCAACATCTACATGTTCAGCCCATTTGGCATAGTCGGCTTCGTAATCTGCCCAACGTTGCCAGCCAGCAAATGAGTAGTTGTTAAATCGATTACAACCTTCGCAGGTCAAATTACAAACGTTGGTTATATAGAACTCGAGTTTGGAGAATAAGTGTTTTTTCATAGTATAGTGCATCATCCAATGATTAGATGATGTTTGATATTTACGACTAATGTGTTTACTGGCGACGTTTTAATGCCGCTTTGGCATTTGAGTCTACTACGGCTCGAGCTTGGTCCACGCTCATACCGGTTTCGGCTTCGGTATTGCCTTTGAATCGAACCACACCCGAATTAGGTTCAAGTGGTTCTAGTATGTTGCTCAACGGTTCTTGACTGATCAAATCGCCTAGGTTGGCTGAAGTAACATTGACACCTAGGCTTTTGGCCGCGTCAATAAAAGCCTGTTGGCTAATTTGTTTTGCGGCGGCTTCGTCTTCACTCCGTCCAAGCAAAAACTGGCTTAATGCAGCCAGTCGTTGTGTGTTAGGATCTGCAACTTCTCGAATTAACATTATCTACGTTCACGGCCTAAACCGGCTGCTTGTGCGGCAGCATCCAAATCTGCACCAGCGGCATCCAAGTCTGCAACTTCTTCTTCGCCTGGGGCAGGAAGTTCAGCACCCATGTCCGGAGCGGCGCCCATATCAGCACCGGGTACTTGCGGAGCTTGTCCAGTGATCACCCCAAGTGCAGCTTCTAACTGTTGCTTGGCACCTTGCAGGTTGCCCAATAAGCCACTCAGTGCAGCACTGGCATCAGCATTGTATTGTGTGGCCTGGTCGACGCCGACTTCATTTCTAATTTGATCCAACAAGGCTGGCAAGTCTTTGAACTGCATGGCACTCACCTGTTCACTCATCTTTTGCACTTGATCTACCATGTCTTGGCTTGCCAACACAACTTGAGCTTGTTGAATTTCACTGGCTTCACGCAGGCGACGAGCACGACGGCCTTCGGCCATTGGATTGTTTGCTTGCTTCATGAGATCTGCTTTTTGTTTCTGTAAAGCCATGATCTGTGCATCAATTTGTTTAGATTGATCCATAGCTTGCTTTTTGTTATTTTGCATAGTCATTGCCATATTGGCTGGATTTGCAGCAGGAGCGGCGCCCGGAGTAGTTGCGGCTGCGGCCAGGGCCTGTTCCATCATGACCAATTTCAAGTATGATGGATTTCGCTCACTGCGGTGAAATTCTGGAGTGCGGCGATGTTCGGCAATTAAGCCACGCACACGCTTGAGCATGTCTCGTGCTTGGCCTTTTGAAACAGTGTTGAAATCAACACGGTTGCCAAAATAGCTTTCAAAAACCTTAGCGGCTTGTTGTATTGGGTTGGCTACGGCCAGTTCTTGCAGTTTCATTATGAAATCCTCGTTGTTGAATATATTTAGCCCAGTTTACATATTTGTTTAACTGATTTTCCAGCATTTTCTTTTGTATGATTTTGCTTTCCAGCTTGGTTAAAATAATTTCTCGTAAATTAGGATCTCTACTACGATCACCAATTGCAGCTCTGGTGTGAATGTCGTTTTTAAGTGCTGTTAATTTATTGTCTGTTCTTAGTATTTCACGGGCTGTATTATAACCATGATTTTTATCGGCAATGCACCAGCTGAGTGCTGTGCGGGTGCTGCTAAACGTGCCTACTTCTGTAATGCCACAAACAACTCGATAACCTGGTGATACAGGCTGTATTTGATAGTGGTCAAATACTTCGTATCCATCTTCACTTTGCCAGATCAAATTGGGTGCAACATTTTTAAATTCCTGACGGAACATGCGTTCAAATTCTTGGTCTTGTTTCATTTAATAATGTAGTGAGAGATCATATAGCCCAACGCTGCTATCAATACTCCAATAGATCCCACTGCCCAATTGATCAGTTGAGTGTTTCGTTGATTGTTCATTTGGTTTACACTGTCTTTAACTTCTGCGACCATGTCGCAAAGATGTGCAATGTTTACACTCATGGCCGTCATTTTATCTTCTAATGCATTGTAGCGTTCAGCACACAGTTCTACGTGTGCTTCCAGGCTTTTCTTTTCAATATCAGTGGTCTCGACCATTTGTAATCTCCGTTATGTATTTATGGAAATGGGTGCAAACCAAATATTCTGTCTAGCACCTTGGGTGATCAAAACTGTGTCAATATCAGGGTCATTATCAAGTTCACGCAACATAGGTACACCTTCAGCATCAGACCGTAGCACCGATACTGGATCTGAATTTGACCCGTAAATACCGTCTGATTCGGTCTCAAATTCAAACATCCAACGTGTGCCAGTTTGATCTGGTATAGGATTAGTTAACCCAAACAATTGTGTGCGTAGACTTAAAATTTGTGTGATTGTTTCCCAGTTGCGTTGTTGATTTCGACTGCGATTCCAGGACTCAGTATCGTGTATCAATTGTCCGGCATGGTCATGAAATGGCATTCTGCTTTGTTTACAATGTCCAGTTACTCCGGTAGCTGTAATATCAAACAATGTTTGGCAAGCAAATTTCATTCAGTGCGCCTGCTGAGTTCATACAGTATTTCTACTTGTTCGCACAAGTGATCGAGTTCTGGGTCATCGCGGCGGGCTTGAAAAATTTCAACCCAGCGTTTGGATTTTTCTAAGTCTTTGAGTTCTTGTTGCAGTTTAGGGTCTTGCCAATGTAGTTCTCGTTTGGTAGCACCAGGGCTACGGGCGTAAACTGTGCGCCCGCCATCTGGACTTTCAAACACTGTAAGCTCTGTAATTTTGCTGACCATCATAATAGAGTATTTAAGTCGTTATTACAAGACCCATATTAAAGTCAACAAAAAGCACCCGAAGGTGCTTTTTAATTACGCTGCGTCTACAAACTTTTTGAGTTCCTCAGCCTTGACCACAATGTCTGTGGTACTTGGAAAATCAGGCATGGTTGGATACGGAAGAGTTCCGCGATTGGCATCATTCAGCTTGGAATGATATTCATCGCTTAGGCTACTGCGCTTGTCATGCACTGGCGTTTGAAGTATTTCTTTGGCCAGATGTAAAAGTTCGAGACGGATCTCGTAAGGTGTTTTGCTCATGTTTTTCTCCTGTGTATGTGTGTGTCGTTCCGGTCCCGCCCTATGCAGGACAAGATTGCTACACGAGCATGAATACTTATACCTGTAAAATGCAGTCAACAAAAAACCTGCCGAAGCAGGTTTTGTGTTTTATACAAATCAACTAATTAGATACTAGAAAGATTTGTGAATGTTGCTGTGCCTGTAACGTTAGCATTTGGAACACCAATTGCGGCATTAGCTGATTGAACAGCAGCAACAAATGTAGCGGTTGTGTATGCATTAGCAGGATAAATTGCAAAGTTCATAACTGTGTTGACTGGACCAACTTGGAAAATTGCCACTGTAGCTGTTTGTTGAACAGCTTGGATAACGTTGGCAACGTAACCATTGACACCTCCCTGAGAAGCAACAGAAGCGTTAGCTGTAACAGAGAAATAGTCTAATTTAGGACCAGCTGGGTTGAAAGGACCTTGAGCAGCAATGTTAGCTGTCTGTGCAATGTTACCGTTCAATACGTCGGTTGCAAATACTGGTTGTGAACCACCAGAAACTTTAGTAATATAAGCCATTTTTGAATCTCCTTAGTTTATGGCCACTGTGGGCCTACTTTTATTTATACCTTTTGATAAAAATTAGGAGTTAGCCACTGTTTCTGGGTTGTTTCTTTGGCGATTTGCTGAAGTAAATCCACCGGCAAGACGATTTACAGCTTTGGCCATACCTGCCGGGGTGGCCATTACCCAGCCCTCTTGTCCTGGGTGCTGTAGATCCAACTGTTGTAGCACATCCATCTTGATGTCGTGTAGTAATCCCCAAGCAGTAAATGCCGCGGCCATACCGGCCAAATTGCTACGTGGACTTTGCAAGTATTCTACGATGTTCCGAAACTTCTTGGGTGTAACACGCTGTTGCAACCACGGACCAAAATCAGCCAACATGTTGTCAAATCCAGTGCCCACACGACTGTTGATGTAGTCTATGCATAACCTGGGCAAGTCAGTAATTTGTAGCGCACGAAGTTCCGCAGGATTAAACAGTTGGTCAATGGCGGCGCCTTGACTGCTGTAAACTGTTCTAAGTTGTTGTGTCAATTCTCGGTTTGGTCGAACATTTTCTTTGGCATACACTGGTTCCAACAATAACAATCCTGGAACTGTTTTAAATTTAACATTGCCAATAGGTTCTTTAGCGGCCCCGGGTTCAGCATACTTGGTGTGCATGGCTATGCCAACTTCACTAGCACCAATTCGTTGACCAATGTCACTGGCTGCTGGAATGCGATAGGGTATTTCATTGGGTTGGAACACATAGTTGCCAGCCTCTAATGGAGGAGTCGACATATACAACAAGTCGCCTTGAACAAAACCTTGATAGTTTTTAGGAACTGCGGCATCCAACATGCCCCATAGTCGATCATAAATTGGCGCAAGGTCTTGAACACGAGTAGCCGGCTTGCCTAGTGCTGCCGCATCGGCATCTCTAGCGGCCAAGTGTTGACGAACCTGACGAGGACTGGTAAACAAGCCGTTGTAACCTTTGGCTCCAAATCCTGACACATCAGTCAGTATAAATGTTCCGTTAGCATCACGGCCAAATATTAGTGCTGGTTTGCCATCCCATTTGACTGTAGTGGTCTTGGCTGTGTCAGAGGCAGTGTGCTTGACAATATCTGTGGCTTTTTTAATTCCTGCACTGCCGTTACGGAACACATAATCTTCCAAATGTTCAATACCCTTAGCGCGGCCGCCTTGCACTTCAGCTTCCACAATGACCTGCATGCCTTGGTTCACAATACGGTCACGTAGCCGCGCTAGGAAGTTTACTTCTGTATACCCAGTTACTGGTGGAAGATCTGTGCTTTCCATAAATGGCAAACCTTCACGTTCCATGTGTTGTCGAAAGTCTGCTAATTTAGATTCGCGCTTGGAATCTGTGCTGAGTGCTTGCAATATGTTTTCTACACTTGCAAGGTCTTGCCGTGTAGCTGTCTTGTTCAGCAACATCTTGGCCACTTGATCCGGATCATCTGTAATGATTTCGTTGGTGTTGCGATCAGCAATACCGGCTATTTGATTCAGCTTGTAGCCCATGCTTTTAGCGATGCTGTTCATCAGCACATTGCGTTCACGTCCTTTGTATTTGCTATCTGGCGGCATGGCACCCAACACAAATTTTGACCAGGCTACATTCTTCAACAACATAAAATCTGTTTGAACATAGCCATTGGCAGGATTTCCAATGATGGGTGTAAGAAAATGCACCGCTGTTCCAGATTTTTTAACATAATCTTCGGGCTTGAATCCGTGACTGGCAGCCCACTGTTTGAGTCTGGCTTCTAACTGTTCTTTGGTAACTGTGTTGGCATCCACAGCAATATCCAAGTCGCCTGACGTGTCTTTGATGCCTGTAGATCCCAGTGTATTGCTTTGTAGATCTAATCCGGGTAACAATTCTTCAAGCCAAGCAAGAGTAGGCTTGACATCTGTTTGATTGATACGTTGTGTTACGGCCTGCCCTTTGGAGTTCTTAAATACGTTGCCGCCTTCTTGTAAAGATTGTATCATCTTAATCCCAATGCTATTTTAATTTCGTTTGCAGCAGCTGGATCTTTGGCCATAGTTTTAAGAGTTTCAATTTGATCAGGATTCAACACTCTTGATAATGGAATAAGAGAAGAAACTCTGTTTCCGCCGCCTTGTTGTCGTGTTTTTGCTCGCTGTTCGGCAGACAATTTTTGCATGGCTTGACCAACCAGAATCAAATATTTTTCCACTGCCAATTGATTGTTTTTAGGGTCTTGTTGAGTTGTAACAACGTTGGACAAGGCTTGATCTAAACTCTGACTCATGTCTGGCATTTTTTCTACATCAGCTAATCCAAGTCCGGAAGATTTATCGGCAACTTTTGATGTCACCCAGGTTTTAAAGTCTTGAGCATACTTGCGTTGACTGGCTTCATCAGGAGCTCCAGGAACAGTAGAATTATCTTCGTTGGTCGTGCCTCTTTGTTTGGCATCTGCGGCCGCGATTCGTTGTTGTAATATTTCATACTCGTCCGCAGATGGCAAGCCTGGAGACGACTTGGTAATTTTAGTAGTAGGTGTTAACCATTTTGGTGCTGTCTTTGCCGCAGTAGTAGCCGGCACCGCCGCAGGGGCGGTTTGTGGCTTGGCCGCATGGAATCGTCCTGTTGGCATCTGTGTAGTTGTGCCGCCAGTGCTGGAAACAGATTTGTTGGCACCACTCAACTGTTGAGCCATTTGTCCAAATGAGTTTCCTGTTGGTGCAGTTGCTTGGGCACGACTATTGCGTTGACGTATAGCGTTAGGAGTTTGACTTATAACACCAGGTTGTTTTCCACCGGTGCGTTGTTTTGCTACAGCTGGCGTTGTAACTGGTGCCGTAGTAGGTGTGGGTTTGGCTACAACGGTGGGCTTGGTTGCTGTAGTTGGTTGTGGTAATCCAGTGTTAGCAGTTGGATTGGGTACACCTGCTGGTGCGTTAGTTGTTACATTTTTATATGCAGGACCAAAACTAGGAGTTTTGGTTGGTGTTGGTGTTGATGTAGGTGCTGTTGCCGCAGGTGCTTGGCCAGACTGTTTCGACCATTCGCCAGCCAGTTGTTTTGCCCAGGTGCCTAGTTTAGCTTGTTGTTGTTGTCCTACTAGCCCTTGATAATATTTGTCTCTGGCATCTTGATATCCTCTTGCGCTGGTAAATGAGTTGGGCGTGTTCATAGCGACTTTGGCCTTGTCAAACGGTGCTTTGACAGCATTTTTAATGTCTGACCCTATTGTTCTGGCTATATCGCCTAGGCCTTCTTGAACCAGTGTTATTTCATGAATTTGCATCAGTGCGTCTCACGGTGCGGGTAAATTTACCTGGATCGCGCTGGTTAATAGCGTTGATCAATTTACGCTGTAAGTTTTGAGCATCTTCGCTACTGTAAGTAGAGTCAATTTGCTCTAGCAAGCGTATAGCACTGGCTATCACGTTGGATGCACGATTTTCAATCACATGGCGCTGATCGCGCTCAATATACATTGAGTCTAATTCTTCTAATAAACTGCGAGTTTTCTTTTGCATTTTGGGTCAGAACCTTTTTATTATTTAGCGGATTTGGTATCTTAGGTCAGACCAATTTTACCAGCAAAATAATCAGCTAATGCAGTATAACCCGATTCATCTGGATGATTTCCAGATTTAGTATAAACGTATTCGTATTTTTTTTGTATATTTGTATCAAAAAAATACGAAGTTATTACATCATGCAGATATTCTGGTTGTAATTTTAGATTTTCTAAATGAATTGTTTTTAATGATTTTAACTGACTATCAAGATCATTAATACCAATGTCAAGATCAGCCAATGGCATATTTAAACTGTTAAAATCATTGTCATTTTTGTAATCCATTATCCAGGATAACTCTTGTGTGTATCGTGTTGGGTTCAAACTCAATCCAGTCATAAACAGCGGAATACCTAGTCCTTTAAGACTATGCATAAAATAAAAACTTAAAATTATAGTATTTTGTATATCATTCCAGGCATGCCAATAATCGGTAAAAATTTTATCAAGCGAATCTGTTGCTTGGCGTCCTGGCCAAATTTGTTGCCATTTTCCTACTTTTAAAATTTCAAGTCTTGCGGCAGGTGCAAGCGGAAATATTACATAGTCGTAATTGGGATTTCTACACAGTTCTTCAATACCAATTCTGGCAGCTCGTTGATTGCTACTGCCACCTTGGGCTAAATTTACTACTTCGACTTGGTATTTGCGAGCCATCTGTGCTGGCCACGATATCTCCTCTGGATTCAGCCCACACTCGTTAGTACCGTGGGTCCAGCTATCGCCAATGGTTAAAATCTTCATGACTGTTTGATCTGTCCCAATAACTGTTTTAGCTTGGCACTTTGCACATCAGCGGTAACCTTAGGCGCCTCTAAATTAAAGCCTTCTTTGGCCTGTGGTCGTGCCCAAGGCTGTGACTTAGCGTCTGCATTTTCGTTATTGACCATTGTGCTTTTTGTTTTGATTGTATCAAGCAAATTGCCCTTGGCAAACGAATTAACAGGGCCTGCATCTTCACCCGGATCTGTAATACGCATGGTTTCGATGTTGTAGTCCAAATCAATTTTCATGCCAACACCAGTGCTACTACGCGATTTCATACATTGTATTTGATACTTGCCACGTTCACGCATAGCACGACTTGTAAAGATACCAAACACGTTGTCAGCAGTATTGATCTTACTGATACCACCCGAGATATGACTGTGATCGAACTCAATTTCTTCTACAGCCGATCGATTCAACTGCGATGCTGTTACAAATAGCACATTGAGTTCTTTGGCCAAGTTACGCAACTCTTCTGAAACATATTTGTCTTTGACAAACAAGTCGTTTGGACTAACCTTGGCACTAACTGGCATCAACAAGTCCAAGTAATCACACATAACAAAGTCTATCTTAATGCCTGTCTGCACTTGCACTTCTTTAATGTAACTACGAATATCATTGATGTTGCTTTGTGCTGGCAATGCCTTGATACGATATTGCCCAGTTTTCTTTGATATCAACTTGACCTTAAGTGTTGCCTGGTCAATGTCTTTACGAATTTCTTTTGTGCTCATTCCGGCCAACATTGCATCAGTTCTCAGGGCACACAGTTCTTCACTGAGTTCTAAACTGATATACACCCCACTGAGTCCTGCTTGCAACCAACTCAATGCGATGTTCATCATAACAAGCGACTTGCCGGATCCGGATCCGCCTGCAAATATGTTCAGCTCACCTCGGCTGAATCCGCCATACAAGATCTTGTCCATCTGTGGCCAACCTGTGCTTACTTGTCCGCCTGAGTTGAAGTATCGGTTAATGCGAGCACTAGGATCACTAAAGTAATCCGTACCCATGTCTTTAGTAAGTGATATCTGTACCGCATCTTTGATTAATTTTTCTACAGGATCATACTCGCCCTTTTCCAACAAGTCTGCTGATTTTAAAATTGCACGTTCCAGTTCTTGTCTGCGAGTAAAACCTTCAAACTCATCCATGAACCACTCAAAGTGCCCTTCGTTCAAGTCTGGAATGTTGTTGAGTTTAACACCCGTGCTGGCGCTGATCTGTTCTACTGTGGGCAGTGTTTTATGCTGGTCGCTGTGTCGAGCAATAAACTCAGCCGCAGCTCGTAGACTGCGATCAAAGTTTTCTGGATTGTAAATGTTTTGAACGCGAACATAACTTTCTGCGTCCTGCAACATCATTTCTAAGAACAGTCGTTGGACATCAAGTCCGTAATCTTTTAACAAGTTGTTTCTTCCTTAGTTCTATTTTAATTTTACTAGT